TTTTTTAGAGATTCGAATGACATTTTATTTCAGTGCAGATTTGGCCTTTGTGATTTTGCTTAAGGGATCGTCCAGCCCATAATTATTCTACTACTCCTCTTCAGGAAAGTCAAGTTGTTCTTTCATGGTTTCAATTAATCTCATCATATTATTAAAAATAATATTCATATCAACATTTGGTGACATACCCATCATTGTTGCAGACTCAACAATTTTTTCTTTCATCTCAATTGCCTCTGGATCATCAGATAAACTCAGACGAGTATAAAGAATTTTTTGCTTACTTAAAAGTTTTTCTAAAAGACTTATATGAAACTTTTTTTCCTCAGTATTCATTGCGGGAAAAGTGAATATATTTCTATAAATATCGTCTTGTAAAATAGATATTTCACTCATCTCTGCTCTAACTATATCGGAATTGAAGAAACTCACAACACACACTCCTTCAATAATTGCTTAAATTTGTTTACATCAATATGTATGAAGGGAGTATATTTTTCAATTCTCATAGATACAAATTCCCAAACAGGGTCTTGAAGTTTCTTATCAAACTCTTTTGTGTACTCGAGAATATTATTTAAAATAATTAAAGTTTCTAATGATATTTTTTTCTGGAGATAATTCTTAATAATTAAAGGATGCTTGTTACCTCGAATACTAAACATCTCATCAAAGTTTTTTGAATTAAAAATGCTTATTTCTTCTTTAAAAATATAAGAAAGTGATTGAGTCTTGCGCATCCAGTTCTTATAATTATCTTCTCCTTCCTTAATGATTTGACCAATCCAAAGTGATTGTGGATCATCACAAGAAGCAAAATTTGCCACAAAAAAGTTTAATATTTCCTCATCAGTTTTATTTCTGGACAATTTTTCAAACCAAAATCTATCTTTGCGTTTATAGAAAGATTGGAGATTTGCTTTTACTTTTCCATTATATGTGAAGTAATTATATTTTTTATTCGTGAAATGATTCTTAAGAGCAAGATATTTTTGATATGATTCAAATGGTTCCAATTTCAAAATACTAATCGTGCCTTTGAAGTTTTCTTAAGAAAATTAAGTTCAGTTGCTTCGCACTTAATCTTCTCTTTAAGTGGTTTTGAAAGAAGTTTAGGTACAGATTCTAAATCAATTTTGTTGATTTCACAAAAAGCAATTATTGCATCAATATAAGATACACTCTCTTGAACTACAAGTTTCTCAACTTCTTGAGCAAATCTTGAGGGACAGAAAAACTTTTCTTCTAATACTTTTTCTAATTCTCTATTGTAATCAGAAGTCATTAATTGAACGAGCGTAAGTGGCACAATAATTTAATTCACTTTTGTTTATTATAAACCTTTAGTCCTTATATGTCAAGCAATTTGTTCTAACTTATCGTTTACAAATTTTTTGATATACTGAATAACGAGTTTCATATATTTTTCTAAATCTCTTTCTTCGTAAACAACACATTCTCCATTCTCACAGGTCATTATAATAACTAACTTTTTAATCTGAATATCCGTCATCTCATATAAAGCCATTCCATAAAACATAGTTTGAACAAAATATCCTTCTAACCATTCACGGGGCTTTGGTTTTGCGGAAGTCTTATAATCAATAACTGCAAGTTCACCATCAAATTCTCCTATAGTATCGACAGAACCTGCAACTCCCAAAATTTTACTGTGTAAAGAACTTTCTAGACAGTAAATATTATTTATACGATTTAGAGTTGGTTTCGCCAATTTAAATAACATTTCTGAAATTGGTTGAACCTCTGAGAGTTCTTCGTTTAGCAAATAACTCTCAATGAGAGTATGAGTATCAGTACCACGACTGGTTGCTCTTTTTGTGATTCTATTTGCTTCTTCTTCTCCAACTCTTTTACGCCATTTTGCAAACTTTGCTTTACTATAATGACTAATAACGGAGGTAATAGACACCAGTTTTTTATTTTCTTCACCAATGTTATAATAACGAACTCCATCTATACTCTCCCTCGTAAGTTTTGGGAGATTCAAATCAATATGTGTGAACATTTTATATGGTAATATTTAAGGAATGTTTTGCAATTAAGTACTCTTTAACCAATCCACTTCTGCATACGTCTTCAATACCAAATTCAATAAAATCAAATGATGGCATAATTTGAAGAATTTTTATAAAATCGTGAATTCCATTTCTCTCATTCTGTCGCACTAAATCACTCTGCGAAGCATCACCACAGAACATAATTTTACAGTTTTCGCCAACACGAGTGATGATAGAATCATTTTCGTGTCCATTCATATTTTGGAATTCGTCCACAATAAGAATGCAATTATCAAAAGTAGTTCCTCTTAAGAAAGAAGAAGACCAAAAAGAAATAGTACCTTGAGATTTAAGATTGCCGTATAGCATCTCAAACTCATCTTCAGACGGCAGTTGGAACATATATTTTACCATATTTTTATATGGTATTTCAAAGAGTGCTGATTTATCTTCGTGATTACCTGGCAAGAATCCAATTTCGCGAGTCTGCACTAAAGACCTAATGATGTAAATTTTATCATAAGGTGTCCTATCATTAAGAACATCTTTGAGTGCATTGTAGAGAACGATAAAAGTTTTACCAGTTCCAGCTGCTCCATAAGCAACAATGTGCTTACCTTCATCATAGGATTCAAATAGTTTTCCTTGATTATCTGTTAGAGGTTGAACATCTAAAAGTAAATCGGAGTTTAATGGTTTTCTACGCTTCATATGTTTCGTAGTCATAGGAACACCGCCAACAGACTGAGTATCTTGATTGGTTCTTTTTCTTCTTGTCATTTTAGATTTTCTTTACGAGTGATTTAGGTGCTTTAGATGCTTTATCCAAAATTTCATTCCATCCGGGATGTTTATCAATGAGTTTGTCTTTCCATTCACCAATTTCACAATTATTTGGAGCAGTTGATGGATCACTCCAATCTCTGATCCAATCCAAATTATCTTTTTTCCATTGATCCCAATCGTGAATACTCATATTCACTTCTTTTTGTTCCCCCGTTTTTTTATTAATAATTGGATATTCTGGCATTTTTTTTCCTCTCAAATTGTTATATAAAAAATTATTTATTAATGTTTCTGGTGAAGGTTCTACCTCTTCTCCATCCTTCTGGTATTTCAACATTCTTGAAAATATATCTACTTTCAATATCATTGGTGATCCACATCATTAAACTTTTTCCACTATGCCAAGATTTCTTACCATATCTATGATTTTTTTCCCCAGTTCTACCCTCACTCATATTTATTCTCTGCTCTCCTGTTCTTTTTGAACCATAATTAGGATTTCTCTCACCAAATTTACCATACATATGATTTTTTTCTCCAATTTGACGCTCACTAAACATTTGTAAAGTTTCCTCTGTATGTTTATATCCATAAGCGGGATGTTCTTCTCCTATTTTACCATACATAGGATTATTTCCGCCATCTGAACAACAATAAAACTTTACCGAAGTTTGCTTTGCTTTATTAGCAAAGTGGGGATTTCTATCTACTTCATAAAAATTGTGAAGGATTATCTCTGCTTCAAGTACTTTTTCTGCACTATCAAAGGTTTCTAAAATAATCTTTTGAGTTGGTTTAAAAGTTTTATCGCGAAAACTTCCAAAATAATTTACATCTTTTTCTGGAAGACATTGACATTCTCTTTTTCCAATATATCCCCTACCATATTCCTCATAGGAATAATACACATAAAAGTGTTTCATTCTGCTCTTTAGTTGACTGCATTATTATTTATAATGTAAAGGAGAGTATTTCTACCCTCCAACCCGTAGAGATTGCAGTCAACTTCAGGCATTTTTATTTAGGTTTTGAAGGTGGGCAATCTCCGTTGATCCGTAGAATGCCGAAACGAGGATTTGTAAGTAATTTTAAGAAAATTTATCAAATTGTTAATCTTAGCGATTTAAATGTTAT